AGAACTCAAAGTCTTACAGACTTCGTGGGTTCAGAAAGCCCAATCTCTCAAGCTACAGTAGCATCAGCTGCTGAGCACCTAGAAACTTCTACAAGAAGTGTATCTAGCAAATTGAGAAAAATGGGATTCGATGTAGAGCTAGCATCTTCAGTATCTCACAGAACTTTTTCTGATGAGCAAGAAGCTACTCTATCACAATTCGTTACTGACAACAGCGGTCAGTACACTTACGCAGACATTGCGTCTTCATTCGAAGGCGGACAATTCTCTGCAAAATCAATACAAGGGAAAATCCTATCAATGGAACTTACTTCCCATGTAAAACCAGCTGAGAAGCCTGCTTCAGTTAGAACTTACTCTCCCGAAGAAGAAGCCACATTTACCTCAATGGTAAATGACGGAGCATTTGTAGAAGAAATCGCAGATGCTCTTGGTAAAACTGTTAATTCAATTAGAGGAAAGGCTCTTAGCTTACTCAGGTCTGGCGACATCGGCGCTATACCTAGACAAAAGGTTACAAAAGGCTCAAGTAAAGCCGACCCTTTGTCTGAATTAAACGGTGAAATCGGAGACTTAACTGTTGAAGAGATCGCAGATGAAATCGGTAAAACCGTAAGAGGCGTTAAAACAATGTTAACCAGAAGAGGTTTAACTTGTGCTGATTACGATGGCGCTGCTAGAAAAGAAAAAGCTTCTAGCTAAATTTCATTAACATTAAGGCAGAGGAACAGATGTTCTTCTGCCTTTCTTATCTGGGAGGATAACGATTGAACCTAACTTCAGCTTTATTAAAGCAAATTATTACACAGGAAGATTTTGATACTTGGGGCAACCTAAGGGAGAACTATTTGCCTGCAGAATATCAGTCTTTACATAGACTCATTAGTACACATCTGAAAAATTTTAATCAACTACCCACATTTGAAGATTTAAAACTATCTATTCGTGATAGAAAACTACAAGAAAAAGTCTTTGCTATAGAAGCCGTTGAGGTTGATGTAGACGCATGGATTTTATTAGAGTATTTAAAAAATGAATACACACAAGTAGAAATTCTAGATGAATTAGATAAATTTATAGAAAGAACAGTAGCTATATCAGCTGCTGAAGAAAATGTGGAGTCGTTGCAACAAATAGTTTTAGATGTTGCAGATAGAGTGGATTTAAAACCCCCTGAAGAAGATATGAAAAGTATTAATTTATTCGATTCTGATAAGAATTTGAAAAAATACTTACCACTTGGTCTTAATGATGATTATGACCAATCAATGAAATTCTCCCCCAGAGATTTGGTGCTTGTGGGAGGTCGTAGAGGAGCAGGTAAAACATTAACTTGTGTAAATATAGCAAGTAATGTATATAATCAAGGCAGAAGTTCTATCTATTTTACGATAGAAATGGACAGCCGTTCCATACTACAAAGAATGTGTGCACTAGGAGCTAGAGTACCAGTAGGTAGACTATCCACTCGAAATCTTACTGATGTTGAATGGAATAGAGTAGCAGAGTGGTGGGCATCAAGATTTGAAGATGGACAAGAAGATTTGCCTAATTTCTATGAAGATAGAGATTTTGATGAATTTCACAAAACTCTCACGAAGAAAAAACTTACTCGAGACCGTCAGCTAGATGTGGTGTATGATCCGCAATTAAGTTTATCAAGAATCCGTAAGGAACTTGAAAGCAAAATTAACCAAACAGATGTTGGGGTTATTATAGTAGATTATATAAACCAAGTAAAGCGCCACAACGCACCCTCTCGTTCTGGTCAATATGATTGGACAGAACAAATTGAAGTTAGTAAAACTTTGAAAAGTATGGCACAGGAATATGAAGTTCCTGTGTTCTCTCCTTATCAAACTGATAATACAGGAGAGGCAAGATTTGCAAAAGGTATTTTAGACGCAGCAGATGCGGCATTCACTATAGAGACTTGGGCTCCAGAAGATGAATGTATTACATTTAATTGTACAAAAATGCGTAGTGCAAAAATGGAAGGATTCACAAGTGTTATGGATTGGGAAACACTTAAAATAGGCCCTCAGTCAACAATGAACCCAAAAGATAGAGCAAAAATTAAAGATGCAGTAGCATCGGGAGAAGAAATACATGACGCAGTATAGTGATAAAGTAGAAGAAGTTAGACTTAAGCAAGACGCAGAAGAATGGGGTAGAGGTGTAAAATATATACATGGTAGTAATGGAATTATTGAAACTGCTTTTTTTAACGGAGATGTACATATTCAAGAAAATTGGGAAGGCGGAAAAAGCTGGACAATATATGCAGAAGAACCCAGAAATTTAGTTGATAAATTCTTAAGATGGAGAGCTACTCATGGTAAGTGATAGAATAGGTAAAAAGTCTGCTAATTTAGTAGCACAACCACCTTTTGAAATAAGAAAGGTGAGTACTAATTTTATTTTAGGACAAGAAACTGTAACAGAAAATATAAGAAATGTACCTCTTAATGAACCTCTAGTAAAGAGTATACAAAAAGAGGGAATGAAAAATCCAATTTTAACTATGACTAATTGGTATCCTTTGGCAGGGAGTCAGAGGATTCGTGCAGTAGCACATATAAAAGATAACCTAGATCCAACTTATAATATAGAGATAGAGGTATATAGATTTTTAGCAGATTATCATAATGTATTTTATCTATGGGCAGACGAGGATTTTAGGAAAAAAGCAATAGCCATCTGGTTCCAACTTCAAGAATTGGTATTTAAAAGCCTGTACTATGACCATGAAGTTGATGGGCAAGGAAGAAAGATGACTGATTACGAGGACTTAGGCGAAAACTTAAAATGGGAACACGATAATGAATGAAGCATTAATACCAATAATGGGCATTATATTTGTTATAGCTATATTAATTACTATAATATGAGAGTAGAAGAACTATTACAAGAAAAACGGTTAGATTTTAAAGTATCTGGAAGGGATTATTTAGTAAAATGTCTTAATCCAGAGCATGAAGATACTAACCCTAGTATGAGAATTGACAATATAACAGGAATTTTTCATTGCTTTTCTTGTGGTTTCAGGGGAAACTTGTTTAAGCACTTTGGAGCAGCAGCTAACTACTTAGAAATAAAAAGACAAAAATTAAAAGAAAGAATTGAAGAAACTAGAGCATCAAGTATAGGACTTGAATTTCCAAAAGGATTTACTCCTTATGTTGGAAATTGGAGAGGTATTAAACCTGAAACTTATAAAGAGTTTGATGCATTCTTACACCACGATAGGAGTTTTAACGGAAGAATTGTTTTTCCTATTCGTGACATTACAGGGAAAGTGGTAGCTTTTAACGGTAGACATATGACTATGACGGAGACGCCAAAGTACTTAATATATCCTCCCCAAGCCGTACTACCACTTTATCCCTCTAGTGTAAAACCTATAAAAGGCAAGGTAATTCTTGTCGAAGGGATTTTTGATATGATAAATCTTTTCGACAAGGGCTTATCTAATGCAGTTTGTTGTTTCGGAACAAACAATGTAGATGAAGATAAACTCGCTATTTTGAAAATGCAAAATATTGACGGAGTAGATATAGTATTTGATGGTGATGAAGCAGGCCAAAAAGCTGCTGAAAATATAAAAGGGTTAGCCGAAAGACTGGGATTAATAAGTAGAAATGTGAACTTAGGTGACCATATCGATCCCGGCGCGCTAGCTGAAAGTAAAGTAATTAATTTAAAGGAGAGATTATATGAGTAAAAATATAATTGAAGATAAAAAAGAAGATTTGATAAACCAATTATTCTTAGGAGATTGTTTAGAGATAATGGAGACTTTTCCAGCAAATTGTGTAGACATGGTTCTATGTGACCTACCCTATGGAACAACTAAGCTTAGGTGGGACACTCCCATTGACTTAGAAAAAATGTGGAAACTTTTAAATAAAGTTTGTAAAGAAAGGGCGGCCATGGTATTTACTGCAGCTCAGCCTTTTACTTCTTCACTTGGAATGAGTAATATAAAAAATTTAAAGTACGAATGGGTATGGGAAAAACCTCAAGGAACTAACCCACTTAATGCAAAGGTTATGCCCTTAAAAAATCATGAAAACATATTAGTTTTTTATAGAAAAGCTCCTTCATATAACCCCCAAATGACAGAAGGAGCACCTATTAAAGCTTATGAAGCAAAAGGTGGTCAAACACTTGGAGAAACACAAGGAAGTTTAAAATCTATGCATAAAGAGAATAAAGGTACTAGATATCCTAAAACAGTACAAAAGTGGGCACAAGAAAGAACGGGACTTCACCCTACACAAAAGCCTGTACCTATGTTTAAGTATTTAATTGAAACTTATACCAATGAAGAAGATATAGTCTTAGATATGACAATAGGATCGGGAACTACAGCTATAGCAGCTTTAGAGTGTAATAGAAGTTTTATAGGTATAGAATTAGATGAAACTTATTTTGATGTAGCAGAGGAGAGGATAAAAAAATGGAACAACAAATAATAGGGGATTGGCAAGTAGACGGCTGGGAAGGCGGAAAAAGAATAGGCGATCAATGGCGCAGATTTTGCTCAGATAGAGTAGATGAATTTTTAGATCAGCTAAATGGTGAGGAAGTCGCAGATAAGTGGCTTTTAAGTAGATATAATTATTGGCAGAAGCAAGGTAATAAGGCAAAAGGTATTACAGGCGAGAAGTTCATAGAGTATATGTTGACTTTTAAGTATGAAAACGATCACACAGGAGGAGCTAGTATGGCTTATGACTTATGTTTCAATGGAAATAAGATAGAAGTCAAGACTAGTTTTGCTAATAAACAAAAGGGAATAATAAAGCACGACAATTTTAAGTGGCAACATATAGGTATGCACAAAGATTGGGACTATATTGTTCTTATTGGAATAAACCCTGAAGAAGAGCTTGGCCATGTTCGTAGAGGTTGGAGAGATAACCCACAGGAAGTCAATATTGTCTGGCTTAGTAGGAAACAAGTGGAAGATTTTATTAAGCAAGGACTAATAACCCCTCAACAAGGAGGACAAGACGGTGGAAACGACGATTGGTGGACAATACCAAGTTTCTTTAAGGATATTAATTATGGGTACGACTTTTACGAAGTCCCATTTTAGAAGGGAGAGGTTATATAGTTCTTGACATGGCACTTAAAATTTGATATAATATATAAATGAAAATTGCACTTATTGAAACAAAACCAAGCGTAACAAACTATGAAGATAGGTTTGAGCGAGCCTTTGAGTTCGATAGGTATGCTTTATGTTCAGACAAAAGCAAGAAAAAAGTTTTAAAAGCAGATGTTGATATAGATATTAACATAGATGAATACGACTGGGTTATTCTAGTTGGATCCGAAGCGCTGAAAATGTATACAAAAGCAACTTCTGTTACAGAGTACAGCGGCAGGGTTATAGATGACAAATTTCTGCCTGTTATTAACCCTGCTATGCTTTCTTTTAAACCTGAGGCGCAACCTTTATGGGACGAAAGTAAAAGTAATATAATTAAATTTATTAAGGGAGATTTGAAAGTAGTAAAAGTAACTGAAGAAAATGCTATAGGTATTGATAATGTAGAAGATTTATATGAATTTTTAGAAAAAGCATTAAAGCATGAAAATAAGTTTATAGCATTAGACTCGGAAACAACAGGACTGTATCCAAGAGACGGACATATGATTGGATTCAGTATGTCCTACGAAAAAGATAAAGGAGCATACATAATTACAGATATAATAGATGAAGGTATTGAAGTACTTATGCAAACTATATTTAATACTAAGTATGTAGTATTTCATAATGCAAAGTTTGACTTAGCATTTTTTGAATACCATTTTAATTTTAAGTTTCCAAGATTTCATGATACCATGCTTCTTCATTATTGTTTAGAGGAACAGCCTGGAACACATGGACTAAAACAACTTGCGATGAAATATACTCCTTATGGAGACTATGAAAAACCTTTGCAAGATTGGATAGATGGATATAGAAAATCTCATAGAATACTTAAAAATGATTTTCAATGGGATTCAATACCATATGAAATAATGAAAGACTATGCTGCTATGGACGCAGTATGTACTTTACTTATATTTGAAAAGTTATATCCAGCAGTTAGAAAAAATAATAAGCTATGGTCAGTATATGAAAATATACTAATACCAGCGTGTAGATTTTTAACAGATGTTCAAGATACAGGAGTTCCTTTCGATAAAGATAGACTAGCAAAAGCTGCTGTCTTAATGCAAGAAGATATTGATGAAGCAGTATCTAAACTATATGAATTTGATGAAGTACAAACTTTTGAAAGATTACAAGAGAAAGAATTTAATCCTAATAGTACAGTACAGTTACGAACATTATTATTTGATTACGCTGGATTAAAACCCTCTAAAAAGACTGCGACAGGAGCTTATTCAACAGACGCAGAAGTACTAAAGAAACTTTCTCAAGAACATGAAATACCAAAACATATTCTTAGTATTAGACAAAAGTCAAAAATCAAGAATACTTATTTGGATAAAATTTTACCTCAGCTAGACGGAGATAGTAGATTAAGAACAGGGTTTAATATTCATAGTACAACTTCTGGAAGATTATCTTCTAGTGGTAAAATGAATATGCAACAAATACCTAGAGATAATCCTATTGTAAAAGGTTGTATAAGAGCAAAAGAAGGAAATAAAATAGTTGCTATGGATTTAACTACAGCAGAAGTTTATGTTGCAGCGGTACTTTCTGATGATATAAACTTACAGAAAGTTTTTCAAGATGGGGGAAACTTTCATAGTAGTATTGCGAAATTAGTATTTAATCTACCCTGTAATGTAGAAGATGTAGCAGAACACTATAAAACAGAAAGACAGATGGCAAAAGCTGTTACATTCGGAATAATGTATGGAGCAGGGCCTAGTAAAATATCTCAACAAGTAACACAGGACTCAGGAAGATACTTTAGTATTCAAGAGGCACAAGAAGTTATTGATGATTATTTTAGACAATTTCATAGACTAAAGAGTTGGATTAGTAGATGTGAAGCTCTTATTATGAATCATGGTTTTATTTATTCTCACTTTGGAAGAAAAAGAAGATTACCTAATGTAAGGTCAGATAATAAAGGAGTAGCTAGTCATGAAGTTAGGTCAGGATTAAACTTTTTAGTTCAGTCCATAGCTTCAGACATAAATTTATTAGGCGCAATTGATACTCATAATGAGTTGAAACGTATGCCTTGGGGTTCCGAAGCAAAAATATTTGCATTAGTACATGATTCAATATTAGCAGAAGTATCAGAAACAGCAGTAGATGCTTACTGTTATTTAGTAAGAGAATGTGTTCAAAAAGACAGAGGATTAAGTATCCCAGGCTCTCCAGTAGGTTGTGACTTTGATATAGGTGATGACTATTCATTTGGAAAGTTTGAGGATAAATATGATTTATGACGCACTAGAATTTCCTCTATTTGTTGTACATACAGACAATGTAGAACTAATAGACGGGATTTTATGGGTGGAAGATCAAGTATTGGACGATACAAATATGAAGGGAGATACTATAGGAATAAGAAGATTAAAAAGTCCTATGAAAAGTATGTACCCTTTAAAGTACATGGTTGATGATATACCATCTCTACTGAATCATCAAGGGAAGCATTACATTGATAATTCAGGCTTCTTTTTCACTAAGGAAAAGAAACATAAAGTAGATTTAAAATATCATAAGATATTGAGAGTAGAGAAAAAAACTATAGCGAGTACGCTATGGATTAAAGATTGCCCTTTCCCCTTTACTCTTAAAAGGCCTCTGCCCGAGAATGCTTCTTGGGCAGGGATTCTTCATAGGGCAGGAATTCCGTGGATTTTATATGATATATCGGAGGAAAAGAAAAAGGATACTTGGAGAAAAGTATGAAAGTAAATATGTTAACCGCAGATTTGGAACTACTTGAAGAAAAATTTGAAATTGAAAGTATAAAACTTATAGATATATTTCAAATAGTAGGTCATAGACATGAACAAGCAGGATATAATGCTCTTTTTGATGATATTGCAGAAAATGGATTTAAAAATCCAATTATAGTAATTCCTAATAATCAGTATAACTATGATCTAGCTTTAAGACAAGTTAAGTCTAAGTATGTAAATAAATGGGAATACTTTAGAAGATGGATTTGTATGTATGGAAATCAAAGAATGGATATTGCTTTAAAGTTAGGAATATATACGCTAGAAACAGTAATAACACCTAATATTGAGTGGGCTCACGCAGCTCATCTTAAGCTAAATGGAGATCCCGTAAGTAAGTTATGATAAAAGTATTTAAAGGAATTATACCAAAAATGGCTTGTAATACTATTATTCGAGAGGGGTTAACTCGCCCTTTAATAGACGCAGGTATTGGTAAAAATAATACAAAATCTAAAGGAAGGTCTACAAATATATCTTTTATAGATAATACTTTTCTTAAAAGTTACATATATGAATTAGTTACAAAACACTATAATAATTATGTAATAGAAAAAGCTGAAGATTTACAGTTTGCAATCTATAGAAAAGATGATTTCTATGGACTACATAAAGACGCAGATGAAGAAAATAATAGAGTACTAAGTGTAAGTGTTCAACTTTCTAAATCAGAAGATTATGAGGGCGGAGATTTAATATTTGATTATGATAGACACCCTATAGAAAGAGCACAAGGAACTGCTATAATTTTTCCTTCTAATCTATATCATGAAGTTACACCTCTAACTGTAGGAGTGAGATATTCATTAGTACAATGGTTTAAAGGACATGAAAGCAGTAATAAGTGATAGAATATACTTAGATGTTTTACCCGCTACTAAAAAGAAAATAGACGGGGAGCTTACTTATGCTATCCCATCATTTAAGTTTGGTGATCCACCGCTAATAATTAAAAATATGGGAACTATTAGAGAAGATTTAATAACTATTCCATCTGGTTGTATAACCATGATACCATATGGTTACGATATAGTAGACAAAAGAATACTTAAACCCGTAGAATTTCCTCCATTTAAGTATGAGTTACGATCAAGCCAACAATTAGTATATGATGAGGTAAATGACAACAGTATAATTAACGCTTGGGTAAGTTGGGGAAAGACATTTACAGCTTTAGCAATAGCTGCTAAGCTCGGTCAGAAAACACTAGTAGTAACCCACACTCTAACATTAAGAAAGCAGTGGGAAAATGAAGTTAGAAAAGTATTTGGAATTGAGCCTGGAGTCATAGGTAGTGGAAAATTTGATATAAATAGTCCTATTGTGATAGGAAATATTCAAACTTTATACAGAAGGATTCCAGAGATTAGACGAGAATTTGGACTAGTAATACTTGATGAGATGCATCATGTTAGTAGTCCAACTTTTTCAAGAATTATAGATAAAAGTTGTGCTAGATATAAGATTGGACTTACAGGCACACTAACAAGAAAAGATGGTAGGCATGTAGTATTTAGAGATTATTTTGGAGATAATGTTTTAAAACCACCAAAAGAAAACTTTATGATGCCTAAAATAGATATTTTAAACATGGACATTAGATTCATGGACGGAAACGCTATCCCTTGGGCTAATAGAGTGAATGAGCTGGCATATAATCCAGAGTATCAAAACTCTATAGCTATGACTGCAAGTGCATATGCTGCACGAGGTCACAAAGTGTTAGTGGTATCTGATAGAGTAGATTTTTTAAAAAACTGTGCCAAACTCACTGGTGATGACGCAGTTTGTGTGACGGGAGCAATCCCTCACGAAGAAAGACCTGATATTATCAATCAGATATTTAAAGATAAAAACATACTATATGGGACTCAAAGTATATTCTCAGAAGGTATTTCTTTAGATATTCTTAGTTGCTTAATTTTAGGCACACCAGTAAATAATGAGCCGTTACTTACACAGCTCATTGGAAGAATAATCCGTCAATATGATGGAAAGAAGCAACCTACAGTAGTAGATGTACATTTAATAGGCAAGACTGCAAAGCGTCAAGCTAGCGCACGACTTGGTTATTATATTAAGCAGGGTTATGAGGTTTCCACCTTGTAACAACCTCCAAAAAATACTACTTGACACGGGCTTCAAAATTTGGTATAATATAATGATAAAATATAATTGGGATAAAATTATGAACGCAACAGAAGGAGATCCAATATCGGTACTCCTCATTATTCATACTTTAACTCATAAGAGGCTTCCTAACAGTACGAGAGATCCAGCATATAAGTACTGGGGTAAAAATTTTTCAGGACACAGTTTCTTGATAAACCCAGAAAAGCTATTAGTAGAACGGAAGAAGTACAGTAGTGTAGAAGCTTCTATGTATGTTATGATAGCATCTTATCGCAACTATTTACATTATAAAGCAACAGGAGATACAACTTTACAGTTGATTCATATCCCCTTTTTTACAGAACTAATAAACAAAAACAGATTGCTTCGAATGGAAGATGGAGTAATTCATTTTAAATTCGAGGATAACGCAAAAGGAAAAAACAATGGCAATTAAATTTAATCAAGCGCAAGGCGCAGCAAAAAAAGAAAAGATAGACCAATATACTTATAAAAATGGAGACAACGTTCTTCGTATAGTAGGCGATCTATTACCTAGATATGTTTACTGGATTAAAGGCGAAAATAACAAGAATATTCCTATGGAATGTCTTGCTTTTGACAGAAATACAGAAACATTCAATAACAAGGAAAAAGATCACGTCCGTGATTTCTTTCCTGACCTAAAATGTGGTTGGGCATATGCAGCACAATGTATTGACCCAGCTGATGGCAATGTTAAAGTCCTTAACTTAAAGAAAAAATTAATGGAGCAAATTATGGTTGCTGCAGATGACTTAGGTGATCCCACAGACCCTACTGAAGGGTGGGATATCCATTTTCAAAGAGTTAAGACTGGACCTAATGTCTTTAATATTGAGTACAGATTACAGGCACTTAAGTGTAAGAAAAGACCTTTAACCGAAGAAGAGCAAGAAAAAATTGCAGATCTTCGTTCAATGGACGATGTCTTACCTAGACCTACACCTGATGCTCAGTTAGAGTTATTGCAGAGAGTAACAACTCCTGCCAATGACACACCTGATGAAGTCAATGAAGAGTTTAGTATTTCATGATTTTATTCACGGCAGACTGGCACTTAAAGCTCGGTCAAAAGAATGTACCGCTACCGTGGGCGTGTAGCCGTTTCGAGTTATTTTTTCAAGATATAAGAGAACTTGAGAAAACTCATGATACGCATATAATAGGCGGTGACCTATTTGACAGAGTTCCCTCAATGGACGAACTCACACTTTACTTCGATTTTGTAAGGGGGGTAACTATACCCACCTACATTTACGATGGAAACCATGAAGCGACTAAGAAAAATAAAACATTCTTTTCAAATTTAAAGAGAGCAACCCAAGATGTTAATAAGCTTGTTACAATAGTAGACAAGACAACAGAGTACGGGGATTTTACAATACTTCCATATGCAGACTTACATAAGCCTACATCAATAGAGGAATGTAATGTGAATAAGCCTCTCTTTATTCATGTGCGGGGTGAGATACCCCCTCACGTAGTACCTGAGGTTGATCTGGACAGACTAGAAGCATTCCCAGTAGTTTTTGCTGGAGATTTGCATAGTCACTCAAATACACAAAGAAACATAGTCTATCCAGGCAGCCCAATGACAACTTCCTTTCACAGAGAAGAAGTCAAGACAGGATATATAACAATACATGACGACTGGACTTGGACATGGCATGAATTTGACCTTCCACAGTTACTTAGAAAAACTGTAACTGATCCAGCGGATATGATACTAACAGACTTTCACCACACTATTTATGAAATAGAAGGTGATGTAGCTGATTTAGCCAATGTGAAAAACTCAGAACTACTGGATAAGAAAGTAGTAAAACGAAGTAGTCAATCTACGCTCGATCTGAAAAATCTCACAATCGAGGAAGAATTAGCAGAGTATTTGAGTGCAATACTTAATTTAAATGACGAAAAGATAAATACAATAATGGGAGTGTTTAATGATTACTCTAAAAACGCTACAATGGGATAACTGTTTCAGCTATGGATCAAACAATTCACTTGAACTCAATTCAGGAAATCTTACTCAGCTTGTCGGAACTAACGGACAAGGTAAATCAAGTATTCCTCTCATATTAGAGGAAGTATTATTCAATAAGAATAGTAAAGGAATTAAAAAGCAAGAGATTCAAAACCGATTCATTAATGATGGTTATAAAATCAATCTTACATTTGATGTAGATGATGACCAGTACGAAATTGATGTAATTAGAAAGGCTACAATTAAGTGTAAGCTGTGGAAAAATGGAGAGGATATATCATCTCACACCGCAACGAATACTTATAAGACAGTACAAGAACTCTTAGGATTAGATTTCAAAACTTTCACACAGCTAGTATATCAGAACACTAATGCTTCATTACAGTTTTTAACTGCGACAGATACGAACAGAAAAAAGTTTCTTATCGATTTGCTAAAGTTAACTGAATATGTAGATTACTTTGATATTTTCAAAGAAGCAACACGAGAAGTTACACTAGATATTAATAGCTTAAACAGCAAGTCAGATACGATAGTAAAATGGTTAAATGAAAACAAATTGGAGAGTATAGACATACTGCCAATAAAAGATCTACCAAAAATCTCGAAAAAAGACGAGGAGCAATTACAGCGGTTACGAAGTGATTTTGAAAAAATCTCCGAGAAAAATAAAAAAATTATAGATAATAATTTTTATATCTCTCAAGCACAGGAGTTAGCTGCAAACCCTGATCGAATGATCGTAGGTGAGATAGTTCCTCTTGAAGCTAAATCGCAGAAACTTGGGACACTTCGTGCCCAAAAGTCTGCAGCCGATGCGCACTTAGAGAAACTCTCGGATTTGAAGGGACTGTGTCCAACTTGTGAAAGTGAAATAGATATGGACAATCGATATAGATTGATGCACTTGTATCAAGATAAACGAGAACTTGCAGAAGATGAAATGGTAACAATAGAGGAAGAACTTGAACTGGCTCGTACAAATAATCTTCGGATTGGAAGAAGAGATGCGCTCCAGAAGGAATTTGAAGAAACTCTTGGACAGGTGGACAACAATCTGCCTATCACAATTTTCGACAAAGATGAAGTCTCTTCCCAAATTTCCACCCTTTCTTCTAAGATACAAGGGTTGCAGGAAGAAGTAAGACGTGTTGCTGATGAAAATAATAGGGCAACACAACATAATACGAGGTTGGAAATAATCCAAGAACAGACTGCCGATTTTGAGAGGGAACTTGAAGAAATTGTGGAAGCTTTGGGAAAAGTTGAGGACAAATCAACCCATTTAGAAATACTTAAGAAAGCATTTAGTACAAACGGACTACTTGCTTATAAAATAGAAAATCTTGTAAAAGATTTAGAAGATTTAACGAACGACTACCTTGCAGAACTTAGTGATGGTCGTTTCAGTTTAGAGTTCGTAGTAACAAATGACAGACTCAATGTAGAAATTACAGATAATGCGAAGATTGTGGACATATTAGCATTATCAAGTGGTGAACTCGCAAGGGTTAACACCGCTACTTTACTCGCAATACGAAAATTAATGAGTAGTATTTCGAGATCGCAGATTAACACTCTGTTCCTTGATGAAGTTATAGCAGTGCTTGACGACAATGGCAGGGAGAAATTAGTTGAGATATTATTGGGAGAGACATTGAACACATATATCGTCTCTCACGGTTGGACTCACCCTCTACTTGAAAAGATAGAGGTAATAAAGGAGGACAATATAAGCAGGTTAGAATGACAGAATTAACAGATACTTTTTGGTTTCACGCTTGTGAAGAACGAAAAGTTTGGATTCCAAAGGGGAGTCCCTGTGTATTCTGCGGCCTAACCGAAAAGGAAGCCGATGAGGCGTGGAAAAAAGGAACAATTTGGGAGAATTAATAATGGAATGGTATACAATTTATATGTTAATGAATTTTGTAATAGTGAGTATAGTTTCGTACTATATTGGTCACTGGAACGGAAGACGGAACAGTATGGGAAAATAGATGAAATTTACAGAAGTAGGAAAATTAGAAGATAACGAAAACTTGATGATAGTAGACGGGCTAAACATTGCGTTTAGGTGGAGGTACAAGAAAGTGCCATACTATACTAATGATTATGTGAGAACTGTTGAAAGTTTAGCTAAGTCCTATAACTGTGGAAATATAATTATTCTTGCAGATGGCGGTAGTGTTTACCGCAAAAACCTTTATCCAGAATATAAAGCAAATAGAAAAGAAAAGTATAAAGACCAAACAGACGCGGAAAAGAAAGAGTTTGAGGTTTTTATGGCGGAATTTGCAAACGCCTTTAAACGATTAGAGGATAAAGGCTATCTAGTACTAAAACAAAGCGGTTTGGAAGCTGATGACTTAGCCGCTTGGATAGTAGGAAACCGAAATGATTTTAATATAGGAGAAATATGGTTAATATCATCTGATAAAGATTGGGATTTACTTATACAAGATGGCGTTTCTAGGTTTTCCACAGTTACTAGAAAAGAAACGACAGTAGATAATTGGGACGAACACTATGATTTTGAACCAGAACACTTTCTGACATTCAAATGTTTAGCTGGAGATACAGGAGACAACATACCTGGAATCTCTGGAATCGGCCCTAAAAGAGCTACACAACTTATAGAACAGTATGGGGACTTATATGATATATACAATTCCTGTCCAATAGACAGTAAGTATAAATTTATACAGTCCTTGAATGAAAACGCTGATCGATTATTGTTAAATGCCGAACTCATGGATTTGGAGAGTTATTCAGAGCAAGCATTAATTGAATCAGGAATGGACTTAGAGGATTTATCCTCAAATGTAAAGGAATATTTGAATGATAATTGATTACGAGAGAGATAATAGTCTTGATGAATTTAGTAAAAGAACTCTACAAGACAGGTATATGTTAGATACCGAAAAATCTCCCCAAGAGGCTTTTGCAAGAGCAGCTACTGCTTTTGCTGATGATGAAGAACACGCACAACGAATTTATGACTATGCCAGTAAATTATGGTTTATGTTTGCAACTCCCATTCTTTCCAATGGTGGTACACAAAGAGGCCTTCCTATTAGTTGTTTTCTTAATTATGTAGAAGACAGCAGAGGAGGTATTAGTGAACACTATACAGAGAATGCATGGCTATCTTCCGTTGGAGGAGGGATAGGTGGTACATGGAGTGCAGTTCGTAGTGTAGGTTCTAAAACAAGTCATGGGAGTGAAAGTACGGGAGTAATCCCGTTTATGAAAGTAGTGGACGCACAAATGTTAGCGTTCAGTCAAGGTGTTACAAGGAGAGGTAGTTATGCATCATATCTACACATTAGTCACCCAGAGATTGAAGAGTTTCTTGATGTCAGGAAGCCTACTGGCGGTGACATTAACAGAAAATCAACTAATCTTCATCACGCTGTTGTTATTCCTAACTCTTTCATGGAGTTAATAGATAGAGCAACACAAGAAGATGGATTTGATGATAGCTGGGAATTAATAGACCCACATAGTGGGGAAGTGAAAAAGACAGTACAAGCAAAAACATTATGGGTAAAACTGATTCAAAATAGAGTTGAAACAGGAGAACCATACATAATGTTTGAAGATACTGTGAATGAAGCTCTACCAGAGTTTCAAAAAGAATTGGGTTTAAAAGTAAATCATAGCAATCTTTGCTCTGAGATTACTTTACCTACAGATGAAGAAAGAACGGCAGTATGTTGTCTATCAAGTGTAAACTTGGAGAAATTTGATGAGTGGCAAGATAATGAATTTTTTATCCCAGACTTAGTACGATTTCTAGACAATGTATTGACCTACTTCATTGATAATGCTCCAGACTCTCTGGAAAAGGCAAGATTTAGTGCCATGAGAGAAAGAAGTATTGGACTTGGGGCCATGGGCTTCCACGCATATTTACAAAAGAAAAACATAGCTTTTGAAAGTATGTGGTCTCAAAGTACAAATTATACTATGTTCAGGCATATAAAAGAGCAAGCACAGTTTGAAACTGAAGAACTTGCTAAAGAAAGAGGAGCGTGTCCTGATGACAAAGGTGGAACAGTACGCAATGCTCATCTTCTGGCTATCGCTCCTAATGCTAGTTCTAGCATTATCTGTGGTAATACAAGTCCTAGTATTGAGCCTTTCAGAGCTAACGCGTTTACTCAAAAGACTAAGACGGGGAGTTCTCTACTTAAGAACAAGTATCTTGAACAGTTACTTGAGCAGAAAGGTAGAAACACAGACGAAGTTTGGAAAAGTATTATCACGAATCATGGATCCATTCAACACTTAGAGTTTTTGAATGAACATGAGAAAGGAGTATTTGCTACCGCAGTAGAGATAGATCAAAGATGGGTTATACAATTAGCAGCTATGAGGCAGGAATTTATTTGCCAGTCTCAAAGTTGTAATGTTTTCTTTCCTGCTGATGTGTCAAAACAAGAACTACATAATGTTCATATGATGGCATGGAGAAAGGGAATGAAAACGCTTTACTATTTGCGTAGTGAAGCAATAAAAAGGGCCGATACAGTATCGGATAAAAAATTAAGAGAGTATATCTTCGACTATGGAGAAGAAGATTGTTTAGCATGTGAGGGATAATGGCAAATTTATTAGAAGAAAGAAATTATTATAAACCTTTTAACTATCCGTGGGCTTTTGAAGCCTACAAGTTACAACAGCAAATGCATTGGCTTCCAGAGGAAGTAAATCTTGCTGATGATTTAAAGGATTTTAGAGAGAAATTATCAGAGGGTAATAAAAAATTACTTACTCAGATATTTAGATTTTTTACACAAGCTGATGTAGATGTAGCTAGTGGCTATGCTACTCACTATTTGCCAGTATTTAAACAACCTGAAGTACGAATGATGCTTTCAGCATTTGCTTCTATGGAAGCAGTACATCAAGAAGCATATGCTTTGCTATTAGATACACTTGGATATGATGAAAGAGAATATAGAATGTTCTCACAGATTCAAACTATGGCAGATAAGCATGACTACTTAACAAACTTTAATATGGAAAATCCTTTTGAGATGGCTAAAACATTGGCTGTTTATAGTGGGTTTACGGAAGGAGTACAATTGTTTAGTAGTTTTGCTATACTCTTAAATTTCCCTAGACATAATCTAATGAAAGGAATGGGACAGATTGTTACATGGAGTATTCGTGACGAATCCCTTCATGTAGAAAGTATGAGCAATTTATTTAAGACATTTATAAGGGAGAATCCTTTAGAATGGAATGATAAGTTGAAGTATGAAATCTATTGTGCTGCTGAAAGAGTAGTAGAACTAGAAGATGCTTTTATTGATACTTGCTTTGAAAATGCAGAAATTCCTGAATTAACAGCAGACGAAGTAAAGGCATATATTAGATATATCGCAGATAGAAGATTATTAGGTTTAGGCTTAAAGAATATCTTTCATAGTGATGAAAACCCTTTACCTTGGTTAGATTATATGTTAAATGGTGTTGAGCATACCAACTTTTTTGAAAATCGTGCTACAGAGTATGCAAGAGGTAGTACAAGTGGAAACTGGAAGGATATATTCAAATGACGGATAATGAAGTTAGAGAAGAACCTGTATTAGTTCTTAATGATAAGAAATATATTATTTCTGATTTAAGTGATGAAGCTAAGACATTTGTTTTGGAGATTAATTTAGTAGACCAAGAAACTAATCAAGCTAGAAGAAACTTGGATAGGCTAATTCTTGCTAAAGAAGGCTATACTACTAGACTTCAACAAATTTTGGAAGCTGAACCCGATACAGACGACACAAACGAAGAGCCCGCTAACTAGCGGGCTTTTTTATGCGTCTTGTGCTTCTTGATAAGCTGTTTTAACTGATGATGTCCATACTGCATTACATATTGCTTGTACTCTTGCATCTTCACCTGATATATCTGTATCTCCCCAAGTATCATCTGTTTTAGTGCTTGGTGCTAAGACATGCCTGTGGAAAGTACGAGTCAATTCAACTCCACCTTCTTTAATAATAGTCGCTGTTCTTACTTGAACACTACCATCTTCAATAGTTTCAATTTTATCTGCTACTGTTGTCTTTGTTATTGCCATTTTTTTTCTCCTGTCCGTGCCTATCTCCGATAGACATAATTGTTAAACTGTATAAAATCCATGTATGTGTAGCGCAAATGTTGATGAGTCCATATGAGAATAAGCCCAATACGCTGTGTTGTTACTCGCATTATAATATAATCCTTCCAGTTGAGAACCATTTGTCCTAAAGTGTGCTTTAGGAGTATTTCCACCTGTATTTGAAGTATCTCCACCTAGCGCTATAATTGCTCTTTGTCCTGTAGCACCTGCGTTACTAGCTGTAAATGGTAATCCAGTTATAGTAACGGTTTGACCGGGCAGAGAAGATAGTGTTACATCTATGTTTGCGTGTATATGAACTATATTTCCAATTTTTGTATATGTAGCAAGATTAATGGTTATTGATGATGTTGTTACTCCGCTATATGTATAAAAAGCTGGAGTCCAAGTACCTTCTTCATAATCGTCTAAGGCATTGGCTGCTGCTGTGTCTCCGTTAAAAGTTATGCCATTAGCAGTTACTCTTGCCCTTTCAGTACCACCACACACAAAATTTACTGTACTACCAGTTGGTCTGCTCATGCCTGTAGATGTATCACCTTGAAAAGAATAGGTAGGAGACGATAATGCTCCTCCTGTTGCTGTAATCGTACCAGTTGCTCCAGCAACTTTTACTTTTTCAGTACCATCAAATTGAACACATAGATCATTTCCTGTAGCACCAATCATTACATTCACAGTAGATGAATTATCTCTAAACGAAGCATAACAATCAGCATCAGTACTTTCCCCATAAAAAACCGTATTTTCTGTACCAGAATTTACTGCTAATATTTGACCGTCATAACCAGCAGTACCGATACCTACAGATCCATTAGATCTAATACGCATTCTTTCTGCTGAAGTTCCAAATGTCATGACATAATCATCAGAATCAAAAAGAAGGTAGCCTCTTTGTGTTCCTCCAGAATCTCTAAAAACTAAACCTAAATTAGCATCTGCAGCTGCACTAGTCAGATTGATATAATTATCTGCATTACTTTTTATGTATAAATTACCAGTTCCTGCCTCTTCTATATAAGAATTACTGCCATCATGATAAATTTGTAAATCTCCACCACTTGCTGAACCTACTTCTATTTTAACATTATCACCTAATATTAAATCACCTGTTAATGTACCACCTGCTAGTGGTAGCCTATTTGATTCTCCTAAGTCACTAACCAATGCTTTTTTAAGATTGTTTGAGTCTGAGGTATCTCCTATAAGTACATAATCTCCGCTAGCTGCTGTAACTGCTGATAGTCCAGATACAACATTACTATGTAAATGTCTGGTTTCAATTCCATCTGATACTATTTTTGCTGCTGTTACATTGTTTGCTGCAATCATAGTAGTAGTTATACCACTATCTTGTACTAGTACTCCTGATATAGAGTTAGTAGCAATGTGAACTGCTGTGATTGCATTGTCTGCGATAATCGTTCCCGATATCGCATTAGTTGCTATTAATTCTGTTTGTACCTGTGTTCTAGCCATATTATCCTTCTAAAGTAGCTATTCTAGCTTCTAGTTCTTGTACTGTTTTTACTAATAAGGGAACTAATTTTGAATGATCTATTCCCTGCAACTCTGGGTTTCCATCGTCATCTGTAGCATCTTTTTCTCCAGTTATTGCTTCTGGAACAATACTTGATACTTCATGTGCCAAGAAACCATCTTGAAGTGTATTTGTATCATCTGCTATCCAATTAAATCTAGCAGGTTTTAGTTGCTTGATTCTTGTTGTGGCATCCCATGTGTAGTCTACATTTTCTTTTAATCTATAGTCTGATGAAGTTGTATATGATGTATTAGCACTTGAAACTTGTATGTGACCTACATTTGAACCTGAAGAATTTAAATATACCATTGCTTCATAAGTGGTATTGCCTGGTGGTGAAGTTACTATACAGCCTGTATTAGCATTATAGCCAACACCAGTAATTAGAATCCCTTTAGCACTAGAACCAGTTACCTCTAAAGGATAAGTTGGACTCGCAGTTTTTATACCAACATTTCCACCTGAAGAAGCATCTATAACTATACCTGCTGTCGCATTGTTTGTTGCAGTTGTAATACATATATCACTTGAAGCACTACCATCAATAGGCTGCCAGATATTTGGGTGAGCTAATCCTTGCCAAGTTGTGTAGTATTGACCTATTTGAAATGAATAAGTAGCTCCTGATGTAGTAGACCACCTTGTAGCAACGTCAGTCGCATGATTAATATGTAATGCTACACCTGGACTTGTAGTTCCTATACCAACATTTCCACCAAAACTAGTATTATTAGTGCTTTTATCAAACCATACTTGGACATCATCTCTGGCACCAACATCTAATGTTGTGTCTGCTCCTTTATTAATAATGATCAGGTCATCATAGTTACCGCTTTCAGAATTATTATTTAAAAAGCCTATACCCCATTTAACATTACTATTAGCATGTCCACCTTGAGAGTAAAATAAAGCTCCATAACCAGCTGCTCCACCAGTTGTTGAGTCTGCTTCTATTGTTATACCACCGTCCCAACTACCATCATCAGATTGTACACATAAGTTTCCGTTTCCATGTGCTGTGCCTATTTTTACAAGAGGTGTTCCTGCAGAAGAAGCTGAATAAATACGCATTTTTTCAGCATTATTCGTCATAAATGCCATGTAGTTTGTATCATGCTGATAAAGTATTCTGCCGTATGCAGTTGTTCCGTCTGAATGATTAAAAGCTAAATTACCTTGATGCGTTGAACCTGATTGAATAGTGATACCATCATTAGCATCACCATCTCCTACTACTAATTTTTGTGCGAATGTATAACCTGTTTGTGAAGTTTGTCCTATAAGTACATCTCCATTTGCAGCAATACGCATAGCTTCATCTAAAGTTTCATCATTTTGAGAAGTTTCAAAAACCATATCTGAAGAACTATCACTATCATCAGCTGCAGATCTTACTACTGAAATACGACCACCTACAGATGGGTTAGTTTCATCATCAGGTACTTTAAATAGTATTGCAGGACCGAGCCCTGCTGCACCATTTGTTCCACCAGCATTTGCATAAGGTACAGCTAAAGTTAAAATATCATGTGGTGTTGCTTGAGTATCATCAGCAGGATTAGCACTCATTACAATTTTATTAGTTCCCGCGTCTACTTGGAACATATGGGTTGAATCAGCTGATTCAATTCTGAAGTCTACATCATTACCACTTTCATTAAATACTTGTGCTGCATCTGCATTAAAAGAACTTGCGGCTTCCCAAGCTATATCTGTGCCATCGCTAGTAAGTACATAATCATTACTACCTATAGCTAGTGCTGTTACATCTGCTGATGAATTTCCTATTAGTATGCTTCCTCGAGCCAAACTAGCCATCTTAGCTAGTGTTACTGCGTTTGCTCCAATCTTAGCTGCTGTGACTTGTAAATCACCTATATGAGCGGTATCAATTG